GACCAAGAGGACCATCGCCGCGCCGACGCCGCTGACCGCACCGTCCGCTATATGATTCGTCAGTATCTCATGCAGGAGAACTTTGACAATCTCACACTCAATACCCTTGTTTATGGTACCGGTCTCATCAAGACGACCTGGGACCCGACAAAGGGTGACATTGTAGAATTCAATGAGGAAAGTGGGGAACTCACTCTTGAGGGTGACATCTCAATTGGCGTCCCCTTCATTTGGAATATCTTTTTAGACCCCGATGCCCGGACGTGGAAAGAGGTCAAGTGGGTCATTGAAAAGGTCTACCTTGACTACGAGGAAGCTATCGCCAGGTGGCCAGACAAGAAAGACGAACTCGAAGCAGCCCGCGTCCAACGTGATGGTACATATGCTAAAACCAACTCCAAGACGTCTGCCCTCAATGATACCCGTTTCAACTCTGTAGAACTGCTCGAGTATTGGGAAACTGGCCTTCCTACTAATGGCTACCTTGGTCGGTATTGTGTCATGACTGCGGGTGGTGGGGTAGTCGAGCCGTGTCGACCCAATCCTTTCCGTTTCAAGAAAGCGGGAACGGTACGCCGTCTCATGGAAAAGAATCTACCCGATGATATTCTCGAAGAGCAGCTAGCCAAGTTGCCAGAGCAGGCTGAACTGCCGTACCACATCCTAACTGATATTGATGTCCCGAACTTGGTGTGGGGCCGGAGCAATGTGGAATATGTAGCCCAGCTGCAAGAGAATCTACTCCGCATCGATACTGCTGTTATGGACAATATCCAAGCGCATGGGGTGGCTCGACTAGTCGTCCCAGACACGGCAGAAGTAGCGGAAAATCTGAGCAATTCCCCTTGGGACGTTACCAAGATTGCCGGTAATCAGCCGCCCTATTTCATGGAAGTGCCCCAACTGATGCCGGAGATGGTGGCTACCCGCCTCAACCTGATACAAGGCATCAATGACGGCTTCGGTGTCAATGATGCGATGTTCGGCGTACAGAAGAGGGAGACCTCTGGTACGAGCATGAACTATGCCACGAACCAAGGCAATATGATAAGACGCCGCCTGTTCAACAAATATGTTCTCGTTGTTGAGTCGGTGTATAAATCACTCCTTAAACTGGTAGTCAAACATTGGCCGGTTAGCCGCACCATCTCCGTCCTCGGTAAAGAGAACGCCCTCGAGAGTATTGACCTCAAAGGTAGTGATATTGATGGCGGCTATGACATTATTGGGGAGTATGGTGTTTCGCTTTCGCTCGACCCGATGAGCCGCCGCGAGGAAATACTCATGCTCCAACCCCTCTTCGAGAAGGCCGGAGTTCCGACTCGAACCTCTCTCAAACTTATGAAGTTGAATGAGCTGGAAGGGATGTATGACCGCTTAAGCTTGGCCGAAAATCGGCAGCGAGAGGTCTTCGACGAGATGATTGCTACCGGCAAATATATCCCACCAGAAGACTTGCTCGACCACGAGAATATGATAGGGTGGGCACTAGAGTACTTTATGACGGCTGAGTTCCAATTCTTGGAGTCGGAGCTAAAGGAATTGTGTAAACAGCATATCAGAGACCGGGTCCAACTCGCCGCCCAAGAGAAGGCAGCTTTAGCCGGACCCCCACCAGGAGCAACCCCAGGACCGGTGCCAGGCGTCCCGCCCGCCCCAACCCCTGAGCCCGGCCAGCCACCTTTAGTGGTCCCAATGGAAAATGCATAACATGATAATTTATTTGATTCGACATAAAGAATCTGGAAAATGTTATGTGGGACAAACAATCCAAAAATTAAACGAAAGAATTCGGCACCATTTTAAAAAGTCCGCCAAGTCCTGCCCGGCACTCGCTGCCGCTATTCGCAAGTACGGAAAAGAATCATTTGAAGTTCTGGAAGTTGCTCAAGCTTCTTGTCAGGATGAACTAAATCAACTAGAGCAGTATTACATCACTCATTACAATTCAATCTCTCCGTTCGGATATAACTTAGAGTTTGGGGGCAGCCGGGGCAAGGATAGTGAAGAAACCAAACACAAACGAAAACTAGCACTTAATTCTCCAGAATGCAAAGCCAAATTAAGTGCGGTCAGTAGCCGCACTTGGCAAAGCGACGAATACAGACAAAACATCAGCGCTTCGCGCCGTGCAATGTGGAAAACTGAAGAATACCGTCAAAAAGTACAACAAGGCAGAAACACTTTAGAAAATAGAAAAAGACAAAGTGCTTTAGCCAAGCAGGTACTTACACAATACGCAAAGAAACGGCGACGTCCTGTAATTGCTACCGATTTGACAACAGGAATCGAACGGTGCTATAGTTCCGCCACCGCTGCCGAGATTGATGGATTTTCACAATCTGAGATTAGTAAATGCTGCCGCCACCCCGGAAAGTATACTCACCGCAAACACGCTTGGAGATTTTGCGATGCCAAAAACAATTGATACAGGATTGGTAAGTCGGGCTGAAGTATTAAAAGGACGAGATAGGGATTATCCCCTGACTCCCGAACTAGAAGAAAACTTAAATAAACTACTAATCGCAATTAATAAATTACGTCAAGCTTGGGGAAAAAGTATGGTGATAACATCTGGATACCGTCCAGGTCATTATAATAAGTCTGCCAAGGGTGCCTTCAAGTCTGCCCACCTCACTTGTGAAGCGGTTGATATCCGAGACGATAATCAGGGTAGTTTAGCAAAGTGGTGTCTCAATAATCTCCCCCTACTCGAACAGCTCGGCCTTTACATGGAAAGTCCGACCGCAACTCAGCAGCCTCCTTCCGTCTTTTGGGTTCACTTGCAGATTAGGCCGACCAAATCCGGCAAGAGAGTTTTCATACCTTGACAATCCCAATAATTCTCTGTAACATACTACTATTACCAACCCTTATCCTACCCATCATGGGCGGACAGGTAACGGAGAAATAGTATTATGTCATTTTCAGCCCAGAATCTAGCGAACATTGTCCAGTCATTACAGCAAGGTAGCGGAGCAGCAGCAGCAACCCAGTCCCCGTCTACTGGACCATCCCTTCCCGAGGTACGTGCTTACGACCCCGAGACGGATGAGTATTCAGTAGACAGCAGCCAGTCAGAAGAGACGTCTTTTTCACTAACAGACGACAGCGAGGGTGATACCTCCGGAGACCAACAGGCCGGGTCCGCAGAACCCACTGCAAAGCCAGTTGTATCGACCGGGAAAGAATCAATCGTCGTGACGGATGACAAGGGAAAGAGAAAAATCGAGGTAGACTTTAACAATAAAGAACAACTGAAGAAGTATGTTCAAATGGCTCACGGCGCCAGAAAGTGGCAAGCCGAAAGAGACCAAGCCCTGACCAAGGCGAAAGAGGTGGAAACTAAGTATTCCGACCTCCGTTCAAATTGGGACGTTCTGGAACAGACCTATCAGGCAGATGGAATTGCAGGATTGGTGGACCTCCTTGAAGGTCGGCAGGGTGCTTTTAATGAGTGGGAGAAATCCCGACTTGACCGGTATGAGATGCTGAAAAAGGCGTCCCCCGCCGAGAGAGAACTCTTTGAAGCGAAAGAAAGAGAGATTACTCGTCAACGGGAAATCGAGCGAATCCGAAAAGAGAACGAAGAATTCCGTACCAAAGTATCGCAAGAGCGGGAACAGGCGGAACTGAAATCTCTTGAAAGTAGCGTTCACCCAGTATTTGACCGGTACCGTTTCGCTGACAAACTTGGCGATAGCGATACCGAACAAATGTTCGACGAGATGCTTTGGACATCCGCACTAAAACGCTTGGAGCCGTATGAAGATAAGGGAGTACCCCTAACTCCGGACCTCATCGAGCGTGAATTTAAGGCGGTAGCAGTAGCTCTCCGTAAGAGAATTAACGTCCAAGCAGATAAGAAAGCGGCTAAGGTAGTTGAACAACGGAAGAAGGAAGCAACTGAGAATGTTCAGGCTGCTGTCTCCTCCGGCTACAAGACACCCAGCGTAGCTCGTGAAGCAGAAGACCTCATCAAGGGCGGTAACATTGCCGGCCTATTCAAAGGATGGGGCAAGTATGGTAAAGCATTCAAATAACGAATAATCATTTTCAGAAAGAACAGGTAAAACATCATGGCATTTAGTAACTTAACAACTCCTATCGGCGGTCAAACGGGTAACCTCCCCCTTGGCCTCATCCTCCAAATCGCTTTCAGCGAAGGCATCCGGAACCAGATTTCTGTTGACTTCCGCGACTTTGAACATATCAAACGCGCTAAAGTGGCAGGCTCTCTTCCCCGCGAATTGCGATTCATGTTCCAGACGTCTCTGGGAGCAGCCGCTATCCAGTACGCCAATCCAGGTGAGGGCGCTGGTCGTACCTTCCCCAACAGCCAACAAGTCAAAGTACAAGAAAATACCGCAGTGATGAAGGAGCTTCAAGCTACCATCGAACTCGAGTACAACCTTTTTGACCGGGCCCGCAAGTCGCCCGAGAAATATGCGGAGCCACTAGCTATCGAAATTGATAGCAAGATGTCCGCTGCTAAACGACGCCTCGCCGCTGACCTTTACGGTGACGGAACGGGCGTTATCGGCACCATTGCCTCTGTTTCCGTCTCTGGCGGGTTGGCAGTGGTCACCCTTTCCTCCTCCAACTCAGCTCGCGGCCACGTCGGCTTCTTTGAGTTCTATGACTTGCTCGTGCACAAAGCAGCTGCTGGTACAGCTGGTACCGCTCCTGTCCTTGCTTCAGGAACGTTTGCTAACTGGTCCGTTCTCGACAAGGACCGGACAGCAAACACTGTCACCCTCCAAGCCGTTAACTCCGCTGGAGCAGCTTTGACTGTTAACAGCTGGGCACCAGCCGCTGGCGAAGTATTCTACCGTACCGGCCAACCAACCCAAGACATCAACCTATCTTCCATCTCGGACTATGGCACGGTGTCTGAAGTTATCGCCGGACTGGAAACGTTGACCGCTAACGACGGCCGTCTTGTTCACGGTATCACGATGAGTGGTCCTACCGGTGGCTCGAGATATGATGCAGGTGGGAACCCACTCGATGTCAAACATATTCAGAAGCTACTTGACCAAGTGAAACTAGCTGTCGGTCAAGACCGTTACCGCTGGAAAGCTCTCAATATGGCTCCAGAAAGTCATGCTTCCTTGATAGAATCAAGGGAGACCGACCGCCGTTTCCAAACCATTGAAGACAACAAACGGGGCGTCAAATTCTTCGCTTACGTCCACGGCAATGACACTCTCGAATGCGTAACGTCTGAATTTGTACCGCAGAACAGAATCTACTGTATGCCGGAAACGAAGGCTGGTGAGAAAGTTCTCGAGTATCATGGTTCTGACTTTGAAACGGTGAAAGGTCAAGACATGTCTGACTTCCACCTCAAAGTGGGAGCTAGCGGCTACACCAACGCGATGGTATCTTACCTTCTCGCGACGGGCGTTCTGATTGCCAAGCATCCAAAGTCCATCGGCGTGATTCATAACTTTGTCAATACTTAATGATACTTAGCTAGGGACAGGGGGGTAGTGCCCCCTGGTTCCCTCTTTTTTGAAAGGACACTAATATGAAATCTCCTCAAAGAAAACTTCCGGGTCAGTTAGCCAACGGCAGCATCAACGCCCGTGAAGCGGCCGTTCTCGAGTTTGCAAAGCAGCTCATCTGTGTGGAATGGGACTTTAGCGTTGACGGAAACGGGACATCCCCTACCTTCGGCGTGAAACTACCCTCTGACTGCGTTGTCACTGACTGTTGGCTGGACACCATCACTCCAGTCGCCGGTGCCACGTTCCAACCTACAGCTGGCGCCACTGCCCTAACAGCTGCCCAAACTTTGTCCTCGTCTGCCGTCACAAAACCAGCCCTTTCCACCGCTGCTGGTATCAAAGTATCAGCAACGTCAGAATTGGGAGCTACCCTTAGTGCTGCTCCGACTGCCGGTAAAGTCCGTGTCTATGTTGAGTACATGAAGAAACCATAAGGTTTTCAACCGGTTGTAAAGAAAGCCGGATGAGACTGCTCGCGACACCTGCGAGAGGCTGCGTGCCGATGTGATAGTGGTGTGACACGGGGGGAGAGTCCCCTACCACCCCCTTCGGGGGGCCTACCACCCCGGGCCATGTTTGATGTCCGGGGATAACAGGGAGCAAATCCCTGCCAGGAGCCGGTCCCACTCGGGCCGGCTTCTTTTGTTGACACGACTACTAGACCATGTTAGGATTAGTGAGTTAATTGGGGAAAATGATGGCAACAACACTTAC